TATGATGTAGGATTTACATTAATATTTTTTTTAAAATTAAGATTAGAAACAACAGTTTGTTTACTGTCATTAATGAAAGAATAATTAAAAATGTAAGAAAGAGCATCAGTAAAAGTAATTTTATCATTTCTAGTTTTAATTTTTTTTTTAAGTAAAATATTTTTAATATTAGTATTAGAATCTTTAAATAATAAATTAATATCACAAGATAATATATCAAGTTTATTAAGTAAATTAAAATTATTATTTTTTAAAAAATTTAAATAAATATTGTCTAAAAAATTATAAATCATAATTAATTTATAATAATAAATTAATTATATGTAAAATATGCATTTAAAATTGATGTTATACTTTTCTTAATGCAAATGTATTAATTTACTTATTTATTTATAAAACAAAAGGTATTAATTTAACTATTGTGTTAAAAGAATTACAAATTATGACTAAAATAAAACAATATATAATTTTTAAATATAATAATGAATCTAATAAAATGATATTTCAATTAAATAAAATAAATATAAATAATATTTCATCAGATATGAAAATAATGAATAAAAAAATATGTAATTCATATAAAGAACACATTGAATATAGAAAAAAAATACTAAATAAATTTTCTGATTATTAAACACAATTATCAAATACAAAAATTAAATCTTTAATTTTATTAAATCTTTTTGATTTAAATTCAAAATAATAATATTTTACTTTTGAATTTAAAAATATTTTTTTAATTTTGTCAATATAATTTAAATAAAAATAATTATTAATATCTAATTTTGAGATTGAATTTTGTACTAATAATTTACTTTTATTTGCATATTTTATAGAAGAATAATTCCACTTATTTGAAGCTAAATTAAATTCAATATTCAATGGGCTTGTCCAATTAAAAAATTTTATAATATCTTTATTATTTTTTATAGGAAAAGTAATATTTGATTCCAATATTAAATTCATTAAATTTATTTTTTTTTGATATGGATTATTTATTAAATTATAAATTTTATTTTCTATCATTTCATCACCACTAAACATATTATTCCATATCATTTTTTCATCAGTAATAATAGATTTTTTACAATTATTCATATAAATACTTTGTTTATTAATTATTTTTTTACATATAATATCTTTTACAGATTCCATATAATAATTAAATAATAAATATTATTTTTTAAATTATATTAAATATTATTTCTTAAATTATATTAAATGGAAAGTTTTTTTAATAAAGATATAAAAACTAATATTGAAACAGATAATATATTATATAATATAATCAATGGAAATAATCCACAGTATACATTTTTATATGGAATAATTATTGTTATAATTTGTTTTATTTCAACTAAAATATATTATAATTATAATATATTAATAGGTTTAATATTTTGTTCATTAATAATATATTATTTATATACTTTTAAAAAATATAATATTTTAACAAAAACACAAATTAATAATGAAAAATTTGAAAAATTATATTCTGAAAATCAAATATTATATAAATATCCTAAAATAGTTGATTTTTTATTTTACATGGAAAATTTTAAATCTAATAATATTCAAGAATTTAATAATTTAGTTTTGGGTTTTGAAAATTTTTGCGAATTATATGAATTTTGTTTAATTGATTTTAATTTAATTTTTTCTAGTTATAAAAGTTTAATTGATCAAAAAATTTTAATATTAAATATTATTAATAATTTTACTTTTTCAACATTATCAATTCAATATGAAAATATTTTAATTAAACAAAAAGAATCTGCAGAAATATTAATTAATGATTTACTAAATAATTTAGTTTTATTATATAAGCAAAAAATTTATTATGATGGTTATAATGTTCAAACAAATAATATACCAAAAACTAATATATTACCATTTAATATTTTATATGATATTAATTATAGAGAACATTATGATAAATATAATATTCAAGATTTAATATTTTTTTAATATATAACTAATTATATAATTATAATACTCAATGATTGATAATTATTTTAAAACAACAGATTATTCAAAATTAAAAATAACGCCAGAACAAGATAAACTTATTGGTAAAAAAATACAATTTGTTAAAGGTTCTGATTTATATAAAAATTATTATAATATTCCAGATAAAAATATTGTACAAGAAATAAATGTTAGATATTATCAAATTGCAATGTTTGATGAATTTGGAAAAAATGCTATAAGATCTTTTTTATTTGCAGGTTCAACATCTAAAGGTACATGTTTTTATGATTATAAAATTATTGAATTAAAAGATTATCAATTATCAAAAGATAAAATTGACACATTTGCAAGTTATTTAGATAAAGAAAAAAAAAATAATAATAAAAAATTTAAATTAATGTATAAATTTCATCCTGTTTATAATTTTAATTTTACAAATCCACCAACTGGTAATGACATTAATCAATGTCAAAGTGAATTATTAAATTAACACTAATATTTATATCAAACTTAATTATTAAACTTAATTATTAAATTAATATATTTTTTTATTCAAATATATAACTTAACATAATATATAATAAAAATATTATTATTAGAGAAATCCCATAATAAAATAAATTATTTGTTGTAAAATTATCTAATGGATTAGATGATTGAATAATATTATCAAATAACTCAAACCATACATTTTTAAGATTTATTAATAATTTATCTAATGGTAATTGATATGGAGCTATTTGAATATTTTCAACTCTATCAAGATCATATAATTGAACTTTTTGTTTTAATAATCTTTCATCATTTTTATTTTTTATATATTGATCAAATTTTTGATTAAATAGATATGTGTCAAAATATTTACCCCTATTATCATACATTGATATATTTGTTTTTAAATAATTATCAACTTGTTCTGTTGTTGGATCATAAAAATTATTTTCTATTCCTAGTGGTACTCTATTTGTTTTTCTAGGATTTTCAACACGAATATTATTTTGTGGATTTGATAAATTAACTTCTTGTCCTGATGGTAAATTTAAAGTATTATATGGTGCATTAGTTATTGTTTGATCCCAATTCATAATTATATTAAATAATATATATAATTTTTAATTTAAAAAAATTGAAAAAATAATTAAATATATAATTATTATATAACCAATATATAATAAATGATATATTTAAAATGTCCAAGTTGTAGTTATATTTTGGGTAATAGACAAAGAGAATATGATATTGGTTTAGATGAAATTGAATCTAATCCTAATAATGATGAACAAACTAAATTAGAATTAAAAAATAAATTAATTGAATCTCTTGAAATAAAAAGATATTGTTGTAAAATGAGAATAATTACTTATAAAAATAAAAGTGAAATATTTAATTAATATAAATTTTTTATATTAAAATAAAATTATTTAATTATATTATATTATTTTAAATAAAATAATTTATTTGTTTAATTATATTTATGTTGTTTATAACATTAAAAAAAATTATTAGTACATGTTTTATTGGATTGAATTTCTACAATATTTTTAATAATAATTTAATTTCAAATAATAATTTAATTTCAAATAATGATTTAATTTCAAATAATGATTATTTAGCTAATAGTAATTTTATTGTAGAAGATTTATTATTATTTAATAATAAATTATATTCTGTTGATATTTTGCAAGAAATTATAAATAATAATAATTTAATATTTTATTTTGAAAATAAAGAAAATATTAAAGTTAATAATCATATTAAATTTAGTTTTATAAAATATATGAATAATAATTGGATTTATTGTACAGATCAAGATATATTTAATAATAATAAATTACTTAATAAATTTAATAATAAAAAAATTTTTCCACTAGAAATTTATAAAAATCAATATTTTAATTATTTTGATTTACAAACACTAAAATTATTGTACAAAAATAATATAAATATTATAAATATAAATGAATCAGATTTTATTTTAGATAATTTAAATGATTTTAATGAAAAATATACAACATCAATTAATAAAATAACTACAAATATTATTAATAATAAAAAAAAATTATTTATTAGTATTAATTATAAATATTTATTTGATAAAGAAATATTAACTAAACTTAATAAACTTAACATTAAATATTTAATATTCTTATCAGATCAATTTATTATTATAGATAATAAAGAATATTTATAATTATTATATATATATTAAAAATTTATGAATATTTTGAAAATTTAATTTTTATAATAAAATATTTTATAAAAATTATTTGTATAATTCTTCTTTAATTCTAATAAAATTAAAATAAACTTTTTTACAAAGCAGTAAATATTCTTTTTCTGTTAAATTATTATCTAACATATCTATTGGTATTATAGATATTTTTCTTAATAATGAAATTTCCATATATTTTATATGTATGTCTAAAATATTTAATGATTCTTTATATTCTTCATTATCATTATCTTTTAATTTATTATTATCTTCTAATTTATTATTATCTTCTAATTTATTATTATCTTCTAATTTATTATTATTATTATCTTCTAATTTATTATTATTATTATCTTCTAATTTATTATTATTTTCTATTTTAGTTTTAATATCAATAAAAAAGAAATCTTCAAAATAAAAGTTAATTAAATCGTCTGCTAATTTATAAATATAATATTCATTAAAATCTGTACTATAAAATGAAAATGATAATGTTTTAATAACATTAATTAATAATTTAAAAATATTTTTTTTATTATAATATTTATTATGTCTAATTATATTTTTTTCTTCAAAATCATATAATTCTTCATTGTCTAAAATTATATTGTTTGATTGTTTAGAATTTATTTTATAATAATTATCATAAAATGTATCCATTTACATATATATATTATAATTATGTAAAATGAATAATTTTCAATTTTTTTACAATATATGTGAATTAAAAAAGTAAATATATACATTTTAAATCAAATAAAAATTTTAATTATTGATATTGTAGTAATTATATTTACTTTTTATAAAAATAATTTTTAAAAAATTTGTTTAATAACTATATTTATAAAGGGATTTAAATTTTTTAATTTTAAGTATCTATTACTATAAATTAAAAATTTATTTTAATTGAATAATATTTAAAATATTATTATATATAAAAATATTGAATAATATTTAATTATAATAATACTTATAATATTCTATTAAATGTTACAAACAATAATTAGTTCTGATTTGGATAAATTAGATGAATTAAATAAAAAATATCCATGGATACCCAATTCTAATTCAATTAGACCAAAAAAGGAAATTATTGAAAAAAAAATATTATTAAGTGAATATATACATATCAAATGGCGAAGTTATACTGATTATATTTATCATGAAATTTTTCATGAAAAATATTATATTGATAAAAATGAAAAAAACTATGTAGATATTATGAATTTAAAAAATAATATTCCATGGAGTTTTCAAGAATCAAAATTTGCATATGATATTAATCCTATAACTAATCATTGGATTCTTTGGAATTCTGAAAAAATATTTAGTTATAATTTTCCGACTAATTATATTAATAAAATTATTTTAGATAATTTAAAAATTATACTGGGAGATATTTCTAATTGTCAATTTGTATGGTATAAAAATCCAAAACCAACTATTCTAGAATTTTATCATGTACAAGTATTTTGGATTAATGTTAAATAATTAAAATTTATTTTTAATATTTATACTTTTTAAAATTTTTCACCCCTAAAGATTTAAATTTAAGTATTCTTATCTATCAAATTATTATAATACACTTAAGAAAGCCCATTATTTAGAATTTAGAAACTTTTTAATGAGTAAAGCGATAAATATTTTTTTGTCATTAAAACTAGCATTTAAAATACGCACCGCTCTAAATAAAGACAAAAAAGAATTAAATAATAAAATTATTAATAATAATAGTTATATAATAATAAATTTAACAATAAAATATATAAATAAATATCTTAATGATGTTAATAAACAAATTTTATCAAATTATATGTATTGTATAACAAATAAATTAAAAGGTGATGAAACAGATTTATCAAGTAGAACATTTAATATTAGATTTTGATTTAACTCAACCAATAAATAATTTACCTAATTCTATAACACATTTATTATTAGGTGAAAGTTTTAATAAATTAATAAATGATTTACTTCTATCATTAAAAGAAATTCAAATAAATAGAAATAATAAAAATATTAATATAATAAGAGTTAAGTATCCAAAATGTATAATAGTAGAATATTAGAACTAAAAAAATTGAAATAAATTCATAAAGTATATATTTGTTTATATAAAATGTCATATAAAGAGTAGTAAATAATATAATATTTTTTAATTTAGATTTTAATAAAATATTAGATAATGAAATAATTCAAGTAATAAAATTATGTGATACAATATATTTTAATAATTATCATAATTTTGAAGCATGTTTAAAAACAAAAAATAAATATAATGATAATGATTATTGGAAAGGAAGTAAATTTAATCAATCAATAAATAATTTACGAAATTCAATAACAAATTTAATATTAGGTAGGGATTTTAATCGACTAATAAATAATTTACCAAATTCTATAACATATTTAACATTAGGTAGAAATTTTAATCAACCAATAAATAATTTACCAAACTCAATAACACATTTAACATTAGATTGGAATTTTAATCAACCAATAAATTATTTACCAAATTCAATAACACATTTAATATTAGATTGCAATTTTAATCAACCAATAAATAATTTACTAAATTTAATGACACATTTAATATTATGTGGGGATTTTAATCAATCAATAAATTGTTTACCAAATTTAATAACACATTTAACATTGAATAATTGTTTTAATAAACCAATAAATAATTTACCAAATTCATTAACACATTTAACATTATATCGAGAATTTAATCAACCAATAAATAATTTACCAAATTCATTAACACATTTAACATTAGGTCGAGAATTTAATCAATTAATAAATGATTTACCAAATTCATTAACACATTTAGAATTTCATGAATATTCTTGTTTTAATCAACCAATAAATAATTTATCAAATTCAATAATAAATTTAACATTAGGTTGGTATTTTAATCAATCAATAAATAATTTACCAAATTCTATAATATATTTATTATTAGGTAATTATTTTAATCAACCAATAAATAATTTATCAAATTCAATAAAACATTTAAGATTAGGTCATGATTTTAATCAACCAATAAATGATTTACCAAATTCTATAACACATTTAACATTAGGTAAGGATTTTAATCAACCAATAAATAATTTACCAAATTCTATAACATATTTAACATTAGATTATTATTTTAATCAACCAATAAATAATTTACCAAATTCAATAACACATTTAGAATTTAGTAAATATTCTAATTTTAATAAAGAAATAAATGATTTACCAAATTTAATAACACATTTAATATTAGGTTATTATTTTAATCAACCAATAAATAATTTACCAAATTCAATAACATATTTAAAATTAGGTATTGATTATAATCAACTAATAAATAATTTACCTATATTATTAAAAGAAATTCAAATATATAAATATAATAAACATATTTATAAAATAAGAGTTAACTATTCAGAATGTAAAATAGTATTTTGTTAGCAATAAAAAAATTGAAATAAATTTATAAAATATATACTTATTAATATTAATATTAAAATGTCATATGAAGTAGTAAATAATATAATATTTTTTGATTCAGATTTTAATAAAATATTAGATAATGAAACAATTCAACTAATAAAATTATATGATACAATATATTTTAATAATTATTATAATATTAAAACATGTATAAAAACAGAAAATAAATATGAGAATAATTATTTTTGGAAAGGAAGTAAATTTAATAAACCAATAAATTGTTTACCAAATTCAATAACAAATTTAACATTGGGTGGACATTTCAATCAATAAATAATTTACCAAATTCAATAAAATATTTAACATTAGGTGAATATTTTAATCAACAACTAAATAATTTACCAAATTCATTAATATATTTAACATTAAGTTATTATTTTAATTAATCAATAAATAATTTACCAAATTTAATAACACATTTAGAATTTTATAAATATTCTATTTTTAATCAACCAATAAATGATTTACCTAATTCTATAACACATTTAACATTAGATTGGAATTTTAATCAACCAATAAATAATTTACCAAATTCATTAACACATTTAACATTAGATTATAATTTTAATCAACCAATAAATAATTTACCAAATTCTATAACATATTTAAAATTAGGTAGTTGTTTTAATCAACTAATAAATTGTTTACCAAATTCAATAACACATTTAATATTGAGTATTTGTTTTAATAAACCAATAAATGATTTACCAAATTCTATAACACATTTAATATTAGGTTCTAATTTTAATCAACCAATAAATAATTTACCAAATTCATTAACACATTTAACATTAGATTATAATTTTAATCAACCAATAAATAATTTACCAAATTTAATAACACATTTAATATTTAATGATGAACTTTCTAGTTTTAATCAATCAATAAATTGTTTACCAAATTCAATAACATATTTAACATTAGGTTATTATTTTAACCAACCAATAAATAATTTACCAAATTCTATAACAAATTTAACATTAGGTTATTATTTTAATCAACAAATAAATGATTTACCAAATTCAATAATACATTTAATATTTAATAAATTTTCTAATTTTAATCAATCAATAAATTGTTTACCAAATTCTATAACACATTTATCATTAGGTAGGGATTTTAATCAACTAATAAATAATTTACCAAATTCTATAATATATTTAATATTAGGTATTAAATTTAATCAACTAATAAATAATTTACCTCTATCATTAAAAGAAATTCAAATAAATAAAAATAATAAAAATATTAATAAAATAAGTGTTAAGTATCCAGAATGTAAAATAGTAGAATATTCGGACTAAAAAAATTAAAATAAATTTATAAAGTTTATATTTATTTATATAAAATGTCATGTAAAGTAGTAAATAATATAATATTTTTTAATTGGGATTTTAATAAAATATTAGATAATGAAATAATTCAAGTAATAAAATTATGTGATACAATATATTTTAATAATTATAATAATATTGAAGCATGTTTAAAAACAAAAAATAAATATGATAATAATAATTCTTGGAAAAGAAGTAAATTTAATTAATCAATAAATAATTTACCAAATTCAATAACACATTTAACATTAGATTATTATTTTAACCAACCAATAAATTGTTTACCAAATTTTATAACATATTTAACATTAGGTTATTATTTTAACCAACCAATAAATTGTTTACCAAATTTTATAACACATTTAATATTAGGTTATTATTTTAATAAACCAATAAATAATTTACAAAATTCAATAACACATTTAACATTAGGTGAGTATTTTAATCAACCAATAAATAATTTACCAAATTAAATAATATATTTAATATTACGTGATTGTTTTAATCAACCAATAAATGATTTACCAAATTTTATAATACATTTAACATTAGGTTATAATTTTAATCAACCAATAAATTGTTTACCAAATTCATTAACACATTTAATATTAGGTAGCGATTTTAATCAACCAATAAATAATTTACTAAATTCAATAACATATTTAAAATTAGGTAGCGTTTTTAATCAACCAATAAATTGTTTACCAAATTCTATAATATATTTAGAATTTTATAAATATTCTTGTTTTAATCAAGTAATAAATAATTTACCAATTTCAATAACACATTTAACATTAGGTAATAATTTTAATCAATCAATAAATAATTTACCAAACTCAATAACACATTTAGAATTTCATGAATATTCTTATTTTAATCAACCAATAAATGATTTACCAAATTCAATAACATATTTAAAATTAGGTATTAATTATAATCAACCAATAAATAATTTACATCTATTATTAAAAGAAATTAAAATAGATAAATATAATAAAAATATTAATAAAATAAGAGGTAAGTATCTAGAATCTAAAATAGTAAAATATTAGCAATAAAAAAAATTAAAATAAATTTATAAAGTATATATTTATTTATATAAAATGTTATGTGAAGTACTAAACAACATAATAATTTTTAATTCAGATTTTAATAAAATATTAAATAATAAAATTATTCAAGTAATAAAATTATGTGATACATTATATTTTAATAATTATTATAATATCTATAAAAACAGAAAATACATATAATGTGATGATTATAGATATAATAATTATTATAATTATTCTTAAAAAGAAAGTAAATTTAATCAACTAATAAATAATTTACCAAATTAAATAACACATTAAGAATTTTATAAATATTCTTCTTTTAATTAACTAATAAATTGTTTACCAAATTTAATAACACATTTAATATTAGGTTTTGATTTAAATCAATCAATAAATAATTTACCAAACTTAATAATATATTTAATATTAGGTAGGTATTTTAATTAATAAATTGTTTATCTAATTTAATAATATATTTAAAATTAGGTAGTTATTTTAACAAACCAATAAATAATTTACCTCTATTATTAAAAGAAATTCAAATAAATAGAAATAATAAAAATATTAATAAAATAAGAGTTAAGTATCCAGAATG